TTGGTCAGGTGTTATTGGCATATACTACCTTATTTCTTCGGGGCTTGTAAACTTGCTGCGTACGCTTGTAGGGCTGCGGTTTCTTCCGGAGTCATTGTAGGTAGATTTGCACCACCTGTTGTCGGAGCTTGTGCTGACATTAATCCACCACCCAATGCAGGAAAATAGGGTTGTCCTTGAGTAATAGCCGCATTGAAAAATCGAGCAGCTTTACGAGGATCCCCCTTCGCTTGCTTCATAGCTTCTTGCTGAGCTGTTGTAACAAAGTGTGCCCAGAGTTCTTGTTGCTTTGAGGGATCTAATTTACCTGTAGCTAAAGCACCACCAACCTCAGGAGGAAGTTTTTTATAGTAATCAAGTAAGAACTGCTTAGTAGCTGTCTCTACCTTGGTCTGCTCCATATTTGCTTGATGCTCATCGATAGCAGCTTGATGAACTTTTTGATCATCAGCAAACTTTTGTTTATTAAGATCAAGTTCACTTGCACCTTGAGCCAATGTACCTTTTCGATATGCATCTTCAGAAGCTAACTGCCCTTGCTGAACAGCAAGCTGACCTTGTTGATTCTGGAACTGCCCTTGATCTTTAGCTTGCTGAAGTAAGTTCGTACCAAGTTTAGATGTTTCCGCAAAATGGTTCGCGCCCATTTCATAAAATACTTTAGGATCTATGTTTATTGCCATATTGTTACCTTATGTTTACCTTAGGAGCAATCATGCCTGATGTCGGCATGAGTTTATTCAGTATTAATCCCTGACCGAGGTTAGTTAATGTATTCGATATACCTGAATTCTTACCATCAAGCCATGATTGTACTGCGAGTTTAGCGTTGTACTCATCACCTATGATTCCACGAAGTTGTTCGAAAGCTGCAGCATCACCTTTGCTTGCGAGTTCGAGGTATTGATTCAAGCTGTCTATTGCCTGCTTACGAGAATCTTCTTGATACTTAGCAGTGAAGTCATCCAACTCCTGAGCAAGCTGTTGATCCATCAAAGCAAGCTGTGCTTGAGATTCACCCGAATTCACACGACCATACATTGCTTGGTTGTTAAGATACTGTTGTTTACGAATTTCGTTTTCTTGTTTCTTCTGACGGAAAGCTGCTTGAAAGAATGCATCGCTTGCTAGATCTTTCACTGCCCCTTGACCCGTAGCAATACCTCTCATAAGTTCAGTATTAACTGAATTTTGAAGAGGAGATGAACTTTGTCCGCCAAGTCTTGCCTGTGCTTGTTGTTCAAGTGCCGAGATATTTCCATCAAGACCTTCATAAGGATTCTTCTGAGTTACGCTCTTAAGTAATCCAGCTCCAAGTGATAATGCTCCAAGTGTACCTTGAGTACCAAGTTTGGATAAGAACCCACCACCACTACCTACACCGGTCGCAAGAGAACTTCCAGCACCACTTGCAAAAGGAAGGGCTGCAGATCCACCGCCGCTCAACCCAAGATTAGCTGAAGTAAGAGGAGTGTAGAATCCACCAGAACCTGTACCGGTTGCACCAAACGCACTGCCACTTCCCCCCACATTCGAGAGAGCAGTAGCACCGTTACCTGACCCACCGCCAAAAGCACTACTTAATTTACCAAGAATGCCGGATGCAAGAGAACCTTGTGCTGAGCTAGTAGCTACGTTACCAAGGGTACTTAATCCAGACCCAAGAACACCAGATCCAAGAGATCCGCCCAATGCACTAGCACCAGCCCCGAGTATACCAGTAGCCGCTCCGCCCGCTGCACCTGTACCTGCGGCAGTTAAACCACTACCAAAAGTAATAGGGGTTTTCTCATTCATATTCTTACCGGCTTGAAGGTTATATGCAGTCATTCCAAGACCCGCACCTACAGGACCTCCGGTTAAAAATCCAGTACCCCCAGCTACTAATGATCCAAGAGCTTTACCAAAAGGATCTTTTGCGCCTGTGATAAAGGGAGAAACGGGACCGAATAAAACAGGAGCAAGAATCTGTTTAAAGAATTTCTTAGCACCGCGAATTGTACGAGCTTCATCGTCATCAACTACGATTCCCCCCACCATAGAGGAGGATAGCACATATACTTCTTCAGGCAAGTTGAAAGCAATTAGATCGTTATCTGACTTAATGGTTTGAAAGTGGAAGTCGTTATGAAGAATGTAGGGTTTAGGAATGTCAAGTAAGTCAGCCCGTTTTACCTTAAGGGGGTAGAGTAGGAACTCATTATCTTGTGCGATACGGGCAAGAGTAGAAAGGGAGATAACATTTGATCGTCCAGAGAGATATCCCGCAATTTGATCAAATGCCACGATACCGCAATTACTTTTCATGTCTCCGCCTCGTTCGATTACTTTCCATTCGCCTTCTGGGGACACCCAGTAACCTGCTTTGGGAAGTGGTTTAATATGTTTAAGTTTCTCGATCAGTTCGTTTACTACACCTTTCTTGCGGTAGTCTTCTTTTACTACAATAAAAGATACGTATACATAGGGACCAACCAAGGGATTGGGTGGTAGATCAGCAATGTTATCGAATACAATCGCTTGAGTTAAATCTGCTACCCTGTAATATGTTACCACACCAATCAACTTTCCATTATGGAACTTAGTTAGATATAAGCCTTTATCTACAGTTTCATTGAAGTACTTAAGAGCTTGTTCCTCTTCCGTGTGGGGGGAAACCCAACCCGTATTAGTCTTGATAAAGTTAAGTAATTCTAATCCTGTCATATTATTCCTTTTTTAAAACATCATAAAGAATGTTGATATTGCGGAAACTCCTGCATAATTAGTTAAGCTGGTATTCGGATCATATGGTGGATTAAAAGTCGCTGTATATCTTGCCGCAGATGCAATTCTCATGTTATCCATACGCCCATTAAAGTAATCCGGGTTTGCAGTTCTGTTTCCGATCTTTAGTCCCTGTGTCGAGCCAGTAACATTGTTCGAATCGGCACCCGAATAGACCTGCACACCATTTATAAATAGTTTTAGCGTACCGCTGGCTCGACTCGCTGCGAGGTGATACCACATATTGACAACAGGCACAAAAGCAAATGTAGCGGAACCAGAACCATTCACATAGCAAAACAGAGTGGTTGCGGTAGATAACTGTAGCGTGATGCCTGTGCCCTGTCCATTGCCAATTTCGAGTAATGCCTGAGTTCCTGAAACTAGGCTCCACCGTGCGTGAGTCTCAAGAGTAAAATCCCCTGTACCAAAATCCCAATCTGCGCTATCGGGAGCTGTAGCATAGCCACTCCCTGCGATTGTTCCGGAATAGCAACCGTTGCCCATAGCAAAAAAATCGACTTTAGCGAGTCCGGCGGGATACGGTTTGTGTCCAGTATTCCCGCTATCTTTAAAAATACAAGTGCGGTAGTCCTCAATCCACTTTATTTTCGTATCGCCGTTAGTAGTAATAGTTTTTGGAGTAGTCTCGGAGTCCACAAAAGTCGTAGCGCCATTGGCATCGTCTCCTTTTACATATAGCTTCGTATTGCTATCGACAGTAAAACCCGTTTGTGACGGCGTAAAAGCAGATGTGTAGCGAGCGGAATTTGATACGCGTATCTCCCGTAAGTATCCGGTAAAAAGTCTATCCGGAACATTCGATCTGCCGATGCTAAGACCGGCAGTAGACCCGGTAATGTTTGCAGAACTGGTTCCTGTAGACCCGAGCAGCACCCCATTTAAAAACAAGTATAGCGTCGTCCCGCTGCGAACCACTGCGGCGTGATACCATCTATTCGCGACAACGCTACAGCTTCTAAAATCTGAGCTTCCGCTGAATCTCCACCCCAACACCGGACTGCCGCCGTTATAGTCGAAGTATAGTGTCACCCCGACGCCGCTCGTACCTTGACCAACATCGATTAGCGTCTCCACACCGGAAAGTGTTCCGGCAGGCTTCATAAAAAAGCACTCCGCAGTAACGTCCCCGGTTCCGAAATCCCAATCCGCATGATCTGCGGAACTGAGGTAATCGCCAGTACCATCAAAATAAATCGCGGGGGCAATGGGGCTGCTTGCAGGAGTATCAAAATGTAAAAGCAGTTTTGTATTTGAATCAGATGAAAACTGTGTTGTGCTCGGTGTGAAAGCTCCAGTGTATCGTGCACTATTCGATATACGAACTTCTTTCATCCACCCACCAAAGAAATGAGAAAGAGAGGATGACAAACAGCCGAGTGTTAATATGGATGTACCCGAAATATTCGTACTGTTGGTTCCGGTTGTGCTGAATTGAGTCCCATTTACCCAAATATAGCAGTTTGTACCCGACCGAACCGCCGCTACGTGATACCAAGTATTTACCGAGAAAGGATGTGCAGCACTAACGACAGCCGACCCGCCGATGTCAAATACTAAATTTCCTCCCGCTGTTATTCTTAGAGCATAATCTGTGTTCTCATTTCGACTTATAAGACATTGAGAGTTTCCGACACCGGTAAAAAAGAAATTCCCTTCGATTGTAAAATCCCCCGTGCCAACGTCCCAATCAGCGTGGTCGGGCAATACCACGTAGTCGCTCGACCCGTTAAAAAATCCCGCGCTACTATTGAACTTTACCGGCAGTTGCTTTGCATCCCCACTCGCAGTTATCGTCTTGGGATTCGCAGTCGATGAATCCTGAAACGTAGTAGGCACAGCGATATTCTCGTTGCGAACATACAACTTATCGTTTGAGTCGATTGCGGTATTAGCCATGATTAATCCGAAGAAAGGTTAGCTTGCCATTCAATAACAAGTGCAAGTACTGATACTGTACCGGCGATTTGAGTTCCTGCAGGTACTGTAATATCACGTTGAAGTTTTACTACACAAAGATCATCTGCAGCCCATCCGTGCGTTAAAGTTCCCGCAGATGTTACATGGATTTTACTATTTGCTTGCCATGTGTCATCAATTTCTACTGCAGTACCTAATGCTGCATCTAATGTTTCATTATCAGTATATCCTGCAGAAGATATCTTGAACCCAACCACCTGACTCGCAGAGCCTGCTGTTGTCATCCAAACTACATTAACTAGTGCACTGCTTCCGGTTAAGGAACTAGGAATTCTAAATGTCCAGTATGCGTTTTGTGTTGCGGAATTACTATAATCTAATGTAGGATAAGATAGATTTGTACCGTCTGTTGTAGTTTTTGTAGCTGAACCGGAGGCTGGAAGGGTTGCTCCTCCCGGAGTAAGTACAATAGTACGATAAGGAATACCTCCGCCCGTAAAGGTATTAGCTGCTGTCAAATCATATGCTTTAGCTAAAGCAGTTCCTACATTAGCTTGAATGTTTCCGATATCCTGCCCCGATAATGTAGACCCGTTATCGAGACTCGACCAACTTTTTGTCCATGATGGTGTAATACCCATATACTTTCCTTATGATACTGGAACGACGATATAGCCGAAAGCTTCTCGATCGTTATTTGTTAATGCCGATGAATTACCTGTGTATACAACTACAGATACGCTTGTTGTAGTGGGCGCATAAGCTGCCACAATTCGTAATGTGTTAGCTCCTGTTAAATCCCCAGGGGTAGTTGGATCAGATCCTGCTTTTACTCCAAGATAAGTAACCATAACAAATGGAGCCTTTGCATATGTTCGTTCAAAAGTAAGTGTTGCGATTTGATAAGCGGGAGTTCCACTAACCGTGATATACCCCCATCCAATTTCCATCCCTAAGATCGATTCTCTCCATACTCCATTGACGTATGTATATTCCCCGACAAAATCTCCGTTATAATAAAGTTGCTTTTGTCCTTCTTCGCCAGTACCTGTTGGAACAGTTGTACTGATGGGGGGAATAACCCGACCGTTGTTGATAGCATTACGAATATCCACCAGCATGTCAATCGTACCGGGATCTCTTTGATGTAATTCGTAATCAGGTATCTTCATTTTGCACGACCTAATGCTGATACGACGAAATCGATTTTATAAATTTCCCATGACTCACCCGTCGAAGTACTCGAGATTTTTAATTGTGTTGAGTTACACGTATATGGGAATGGATAGATTAAAGTACCGCCTCTATTTCCTCCCAACAAAGAACTTCCTAAAATAAATGTAGAACCGAGTCTAGCTCCCCCGGTAAGTGCAAATGTTTTAGCTGCACCAAAAGAACCGTCCCAGTTGTTACGATGCTGTATGTTTAATTCACTCGATCCTCTGAGTTTAACATCAATCTCAAAGTGTCCGCCTTTTTTAAGCAGGGTATTATCCCCACCGTCTGTAATATCCAGTGTATAATATGCATCAATGGCAGTACCGTTGTGGGTATTACCTCGATCTAATTCATACAGTAATCCATCCTTTGCCCCCACCGGAACTTCAACCCCATCACCATTTTTTACAATAGCACTTGCTTCAAAAGCATGATTATTACAGGACCATAACCCGTTTGCATAAGTATCGTACGCAAGTAAATGAGAGGGTAATGTCGCACTACTAATCGGAATAAAAATAGAGTACTGATGTTTATTAGGATAGGGAACTGCATGACAAGAACTAAGTGCCGCTTTGTTAATTAACGGTACACTAACAGGAGATTCGTTGTTGTCATCCTCGATAGCTTCTGATACTGGGGTAATATAAGTACCATCAAAATAAACCAATCGACCTTCACTAGTAATAAACATGAGAACTTCCTGAGCCGCTACACCTTCCCAAGTCTTAGTAAGGATCTGTACGTTTTGAATAGATTGATTCGCAGCACATCCAGTACCCGATGTTACTAAGTCATTGGTGAATAACTGCGTCCCCCCCACATATGAAAGACGAAAGATATTCTTTTCTTTAAAAATGTACATACGACCGCGGAGAATACCCATTCCTGTACCTTCATCTCCTTGCGGTGTTTCGAAATTGTCATCAACACTACCTGCTGAGTAGGTAGTAGGTGCATTAAGGTCAGACCATTTTAGTCGATTCGGTGCGCCGTTTTGATTGAATGTCCAAACTCTGTTGTACCATACTTTCATGAACTTAGCTTGAGGTCCCCCTGCTACCGAAGACATAGAAGCAGCAGCTCCGTCCCAAGATTTCATTGTTTCTTGGTTTTTATTGAGGTACAACATCGTACGTACGCCAGCTGAACTGATAAATGTAGCAAATTCTGCACGAGCGTCAGCTAAACCGGTTTGAAGTGAAGTAAGTGTACCTGAATATCCGGACATGTACCACATTGTAGTACCAAATTGTACTAATTGCTTGTGTGCGCCTGCGGTTGTAGTGAAATTATACACTCCATTACCAGTACCTGTCTTAACATCAGAGGTAATTGCAGTATATCCGTTCATTCTTTGTAGAGTTTTACCTGTGGTTGAGTAAACTCCATTACAATTTGGGGTAGTTGCCGGAGATTTTTTAGTATCTCCCTGATATGGAGAGCCTCGAGTCTTTAATCCGCCAGAAAAATCAAGAACCGGTAAGGCTTTGTGATTAATACCGAGCATGTCTAAAGTCCCGGTAGTCTTGACGCATTACTTTTTTACCATAACGCTTACGTGCTTGACGAGTAATACCTCCTCCAAGAGCCGCATTGAACAATCCTCCATGACCTTCCATTAAAAACTTATCATTTTGCTCTAGACCTGTAAGCATACAGGCACCAAGGAAGATAGAGTGTGTCATATGTGGGGGGAACTCGGGCGCATCGCAGATAGTATAGTTGTTTGCAGATAATGTAGCGTTACGTACAGGAGATACTGTAAGTGTAGCCCCACTAATTGCAGTAATTTTCGACCATTGACTATCCCCGCCAAGGTCTGTGGGGTTTGTACGAAAGTATTGTCCTACAGAAATATAGCTGGAGTAGTCTGCTGATAGCGTAACAGTCGCACTGCCAAGCGTAGTAGTAGCCGAACCGGTTGTAAACTCTACCATTTCCGGGTAAGTACGAAAGTATTCGTAGTTAATCACCTTTGCCAAAGTAACCGGCGGATAGATTTCGATTTGAGGAAGATAATTCGAGCTAAGTGCCATGTTCTCGTGAAACCAAGTAGGATCACTAGACGGAGTTGTAGTAGCACGTCTCATGTGTACGTGATTCGGCAACCAAAGAAGATATGCCCGACCTCGGGACTTATCATACCACATCCCCGGTTCGGTTGTCATGCGATCGTAATCGGCAGCTAACTCGTACGTATCAGGATATATACAATAAGAAAGAGAGCTACCAGTAGTACCATCGAATGCAGGAGAAATAGTACCGGAAGTGGCACTGACATAAGTAAATGTAAAAACCGTATCACTTCCACTGATCCATACCTTTCGCCCTGTCATGGCGGTTGTCCACACAGTACTAGATCCTGTAAGGGTTGTGGAAGATGCTGTTGCTGTAACTGTTCCGGTTTGATAAGCAGGAATTAACGTAAAACTTCCTGTTTTCTTCATCCAATCATACTCATGTCGAGCAGGGATTATCCTAGAATACACATCATTTACCCTGCGTTTATACTTAGCGCGAGTAACTGTATCTGCGAAAGAAGCTTCCCGACATTCGAGCATTACATCCTCTACTATCTGAGAGAATGGTTTTGTATATATGTTATTCATAATTTCCTGTAGGTTAACTACCCTCTAGTATAATCTCGGTGTCAATATAGCCCCTAGAATAAAAGCTGTCCAATACCATAAGTAGCAAATACCTCTAGTCAATATGTCCGCCAGGTGGGGGGAACCCTTGCTCAACCTATAACAAACTTTATATAACCACGTACTTTTCCCATAAGATGGTGCTAACCACACCATAAAAAGTAAAGCTAAGGGCATTAACGGTTTATGCAGAATTAATGTCGACGGCAGTGTAATTACCAAAGGAATAAGTACTCGTCTAGCTAGTTTAGACCCACCTTCAATTCCCCCCACAGCCCAAAGAATACCGCATAGGAGTTGAATGGGCAGAACCCACCAACCCACTATGAAGTAGAGTGGAAATTGTAACATCGCCCCGATGAAGATTTCTTCTGGGTTGAGATTCTTTAATTTCATTTCGATGGTTTCTCTTTGAATCCGTATGCAATCAAATGGAGTACTAAACTAATCATAGCAAGACTAAAGAACCCAAGTCCCGCATAGGCTTTAACCGGATCTCGTTTAATGAACTCTCCATACTGAGTACTAATGCTTTTACGTTTACGTATAAACGAAACAATCTCTGAGCCGATTACACCCGCAAAGCAAATTCCGATTGCAACGAGCCAATACCATTCGCCCGCCCAACCGAATACACCTAGTGTAGCTCCGCCGAATGCAATTAATCCCCATAGAGACCAATTTCCAATATACCAGCACAAGTTTTTAAAACTCATTTCTGCTCCTTTTTCTTACCTCTAAACCAAAGAGCTAATGCAAGAATACCCGCCCCCGCTACAGCGCCCGCTCCCGGGAATGCCATATCAGCAACAGTCTTAACTAATTCGGCATCTTTCTTTGCACTCTCAAGGCAAACGGGGTCAGACATACAAGCTTTTTGATAATCTACTTGCTGACCTAACCAAGCACAACCTAGTAATGAAGTACTAAAAGCTACTAAAATTAGTAGTTTTTTCATATTAATCTCCGATTTTTTGGATCTTATGTGCGATACCTAAGATAGCAAAACCCGCACTGATTTCTTGTACAAACAAGATAATGTCCTGGGGTTGCAATCCATCTTGAAGGTTAATAACAAGATGTGATAAAGCTGCTAAGATTGTACCGATACCGCCGATTGCTGATTTCTTGCCGCTGAGCCATACATTAATTGGGTTTAAAATTTTACTAATCAGATCCATTGTTCTCTCCTTTATTCTTATCTAGAAATAACTGATCAATATTCTGTTCAGCTTCTTCTAGATATCCTTGTTGTGTTTTACTTTCATCTAACTTCTTTACTAACTTTACCAACCTACAGGTTACGTGAAACAGCTTATTAAATTTCTCATCCTCGATTGGGTTTTTCACTGGCATGCTCCATTGTAGAAATACGATCTTCAACGCGATCTATACGAGCTACAATTACAGCAAAATCACGAGAAGCATCTGCAGCTCGATATCGATCTAAAGACATTCCTTTTAAATCAGAAGTAAGATTTTGAATTTGATTACTCATGAATGATTGGTTGGTAGTTAATGTAGCTGCCCACCAGGTTACTGATATAATGTTAGCTACAAGACCTACTCCAATTCCAATTAAACTATTTCGTATCCAGTCCGGAAGAACAAGATCATGATGCCCACGACGTTCTTTTCCATCCCATTCATCATTCCTTTCTTTCGGAATCATTTCATTCACCTGTGCCCCGCTTAAGCGGCTTTCTGTGGCTGTTGTTTGTTTAGTAAATATTCAAATTTATTATTCAGAACTTCAAGACGGCGCATAATCATTTCTTTATCTCGGTTGTGGTCAAAGATTGCGATCTTTAGCTGATCTAAATTTGCCGAGTCAATGAATTCTTCAAATGTTGGAATTCTCTTTTGAGGCACAGTTCCATCTTTAACAAATGACTCAAGTTCTTTAAGGCTTAACTTTCCATGATGCTTGCGCTTTAATTCGCCGTTCTCAAACACAAAAATAGCTGGCGCACCGCTCGGCTCACCTGGCTTTGACTTCATCCATGTTCTGCGAAACTCGCTTGCCCCTGATACTGGGATATTGATTGATCCGCAGGACGCTTGACTCTTGCTTGCGAACTCTTCAAAGACTGGCTTAAAGTCGTCGCAGTAAGAACAGTTATCCATCCATCCCTTAATTATGACAGTCCCGCTCTTAATGAACTCTTTTATGCTGTCTTCGTTTAATTCAACCACGCTCATTCTTGCTCACTTTCCAGGACTGTTACCGTCCCGTCTTCATTGATTGTTACTTGCTTTGGACTAATTAAATATTCGTATGTTGGATCAAGTGCTTTGATTAATTGCTGTGTCTTAGCTGATGCAATAAATAGCTTAGATGCGTCAGTTCCGCAGGAATTTAAAAACTCTTGTGGTGTGTACTCTGAGTTATTCCAAACATCATCAAAGCATCCTTTAACTGTTTGCCTCAAAATGATGAGAGCATTGTCTGACAGCGAAGCCACTCTTGATTTTGCTTCTCTAATTAAATCTTCTTTTGACTTTGAAATTATGCTCATACGATTGTTAAAACTCCGCCGTTGTTCCAGCATTGCCCCGTTGTCAATCCAGAGGAAGAAGTCGGCAATCCAGTTAGTGTTAATTTATTTAAAATCGTTGCGCCACCATCTGCGTATAAAGCAAATTCTTGATCCCAAACACATCCAGCCTGACCAGCACAAGTGCCACTATCTGATGAATAACTTGAGCAGGCTGTTGGGGATCCATTGCAAACGTAGTTCTCATTACAACCAGCTCCGTATGTTCCGTTACAGGTATAACTCGAAACGTAGCTTCCAGAGCAGTTTGAGTTATCTCCAGTACATGAGCCGCCATAATCACCAGAACAAGTTCCACGACACTCGTTTGAACCGCTATCCCACGTGCATCCAGAAACAGCCTCACAGGTTGCTTGGTCTGTCCCGTCTAATAATGCACAATCACTTACAGCAGACCATGTGCAACCAGATGTGGATGTGCATGAACCATAGTTATCATTAAAATCGGTGCAGTTTTGATAACTCCATGAGCAAGGTGATGCGTTATTGCAGTCAGTGGCATTTCCGTAAGATCCGCAAGTATTCGCATTCCATGTACATTCGCCCATCTTCGATTCACAGCTACTTTGATTTCCGTTGAAGTCTGTGCAGTTGGAATAATTAGCATCCCATGTGCATGGGCTTTGCCCTTGACATGACATTTGATCCATAAACCCACCGCAAGAGCTCCCTGTGTTCCAAAGGCATCCACGCTGGGCGTCACAAGATGTTTGGTCGCTAAACCCAGAACATGAGCCATAACTTTGCCACGCACACCCGTCTTGCCCCTCGCACCCTGACTGATTAGAGTCAAATGAAGCACATGGGGTTGGTGTTCCAGTACAGGTAGATGCACCCACAATGTGATGCTTTGCTAAAAGAGTATCGCCGTACCCGATTCCCATACCGTATCTTCTAAGTCCGTTATCACGCCAATAATCATCTTGGTCGTAAGTGAGTTGATTAGATGTCCCAATATACGGAATAGAACCAGGTGTGAAATTTGTGTAGAATGTTCCGTAACTATAAAATGACGACCAGCTATAAGTTGTTGAGCTTAGATAGACGGTTCCGTTAAACTGTGCAAATCCGTTGAATGTTGATGTGGTTGACCAGGTATTAGTTCCTGTCCAAGCAAAGTTGTTGGCTCGGTTTACGGCAAGTGATGTGTTCGCTCTTGTTAGTAAAAGAGTTGTGTCAGTTAACTTTAAACTTTTAAGTCTTGGGGCTAATCCGCCAAACATCAGAAGTCTCCTGCCTGAATATAGAATGAAATTGCTTTAGCGGCCGTAAGAGTTGTCGTGCTTTTAACTTTCAATGAAGTGCCACTTGCAAGATACATGCATCTGTTTCCATTTGAATCAGAAAGCTGTGTACCGAATCTCGTGTTATCCAATATTGTGAGAATTGAAATCGAGTTGCTGTTACCTGAGTTTGCAGGACAAGAAATCGTGCACAAAGGATAGTCAACGCTAACTGCCGATGCGCCCCCAGCTAAAGTTGCTGCTCCCCATGAAAGCTGAGCAGATGTCTCGGTTGTAGCGATTGAGTTGCCGCCGGTTCCAGCGGTAATTGCTCTGACAAACAACGTTGTTGAAGTTGGGTTTGAAGCTGTCACCTGAGTGTTGGTTGTCATCGCCGTTGCGAAATCTGTCCCGGGTGTACCTGATCCGAATACGTTATTTATTGCGTTGAACAGATTTGTTAGCGATAGAGCAGCTGTTCCGCCAATCTTCACGTTGCCGTCAACGTTGGTTAAAGTTGTTTGGAATGTATAGACTTTCGATCCGATTGTAACCGTATCTCCGTTTGATACGTTTGTGCCTGTGCTTGTCAACGTTTGAGAAGCCGCCACATCTTGAGCAAGAGACACATAAAACTGCAAGTCTCTCGCGCTACTATCCGTTGAGTTAACATTGATTTGATATACGTTTGTTCCTCCAGATCCAGCAACGCAAAGCGGCAGAAGAATAGACCCCATGCTTGGAATGATCTGCGCCCCGTAAGATCGTATTGTTCCTTCAAAAATTGGTGCAACAGCCACTAGAAACCCCCAAAATAGGTGTAAAACATTGGATTAAACATATAGATAATTACCGCTCCAGTTGTCGGCGTAACTAGTAAGGATGGGTCAGTTGTTGAGACAGATGAAACTGCTCCACTAGCACTGCTATCCCACGGTGTTGGTTCACAACCACCCATTATGGACCATCCTGAGCAATTACCCGAATGTCGAATAGCTCGTCAGTGCTGGCATTAGAAATAAGAAGAGTATATGTTCCCATAAGCGGAATTTGATACTCTCTATTATGACAACCCGTTATGTCGGTAAGATGAATGAAGTGTCGACCCTTTTCATCTGTGAATGTAAGATCGAATGTTGTAGTCGAAGTAGTAAACTCTATATAAATATGTCTGAGCAAAGCTCCGCTAAACTGAGGAGTTGTTATAGAATAACTTCCAGCGGTAGGAGTTCCCTGATCTGGTGTAAGCTCCCAAAATAACATAGCTTCCTTTATTCAAGAAATAAGTATAGCTCGCCACCATCAATAGCAGTAACTACAATATCTCCCGGAGTCCACGGAGAAGAGAATGCTATGTTATCTCCAACACCGGCAGCTGTTGCTTTATGTTCAAAAATAATGTCTTGCACATTACCAAGACCATTAACACTATTAATAGTAAGAACGTCAGCAATAGCAATATCTTTATTTGCTGCTGCGGTGCTTTGCCAAATAAATCCAACGACCTTAGGATTTTTAATAATATCTGTAGTACCTGCTGTATCGATAACTACTGGATTTGTTTTAAGTCTATTTGCCACGTCGTAACTCCTCTATGGAGTAATCTTTTGGATCAGCTCCAAGTGTTTTCATGATGTCTCTAAATAAAGTTATAGAGTCGTTGTGTTCTTTTGTACTTTCTCCCTTAATATGTTTTTGCACATTTTCAGGAGTCGGATTATCAAGTTCGGATTGAGAGAGCAACGCTTCCCGAATTTGTTCTTTTAACATTCTTGCTCTAGCATACATATCGTTTTTTTGAGAACTCGTTAAACGATCGATCTCACCCCTCTCGGTGACTATCTTAATTTTCTTTTCGGTTGTGGGGGGAACATACTCCAAAGACTTTTCAAAAGCTTCTTGGTTAAACGCCCTCCCGCCAATCATCGTCGGATCATCTCTATCTTCTTTGCTCATGTATCCTTTCTAAAATTCAGAGCTACCACAAAAACCACAACCAGATCCCGTTACAGGATCTAATGCGGAGGATCCGGAAATTACAGTAAGTGTCTCATTACCATATCCAGAACCCCGTGATATTTTTATAGTATCATTAATAAATCCACACTGCCGACAGCGGCGATACTTAGATTCCAGACCATCTATTCCCATATGAGGAGGAAGATTTTTTCCCGGAACCTTAGTATCTTGCCGTGCCGACGGTGTAGGATGTATCGAGTGTAACGAACCGTCGCCAGCTTTAGTTACTATCTCGAAGTCTTTCATAATCAGGCTTTATGATCGTACTTTTGCGAACCTTGTTTGCCGTAACTATTTTTCCCAGATCCCTTACCATTACCCGTCATTCCCTGAGATTTCTTCTGAGTTGCCCCAGAATTTCCCATCGGACCGGATGCTCCCTTAATATAGGAAACACTAGATCCTCCTTTGACAGGACGACGATCAAAGCTACCTGAGATTGATTGAACTCCGTACTTAATTGAATCCATACACTACTCCTTATGCTCTTTTAAGAACACGTACGTAACATGTACCCGATGCGAGATTGACCGAAGCACCTGTGTTGTTCGCAAGTGTAGCTGTAACTGTGTTGGTTGCAGTTACCTGAGCGGTGAGTGTAAGATCTGCTGTATCGAGACTGAAACTAACTAATACGAAATCACCGAGAGCAGCACCTGTTACAGTGATGTCTTTTGATTCCATATCGCCGTCAAGAATAGCAGCTGGATCCCAAGTAACGGAACCGTTTAATACAGAGGAAGCTAAAAGTCCGGTTAAATAAAGACCTGTTGTATCGATGTAGTTGTCTGTACTAGCTCCTACACCATTTGGATATTTTGTACCTGCAGCCATATTATCTCCTTAAGCACCCGTAGGCAGGAGAGTGTGGTTTCTTAGTCCATCCCACTCTCCCACTTAAGGTAGTTTTGTTATGCTACGTTATGTCCGTAGATCCAACGCCAATCGCTCCAACCCAAACTAAAGCGCATATAAGATGCGAACTTAGCGATGAGTGTATCAAACGATTTGTCTTGGAAGAATTCCAAAGGAACGCGATCAAACCACTGAAGGAAGTCCTTCATAGTTGTGCTATCGATCAAGAACCAGTTGTTGGAATCTGTTAAGAAATCCCATACAGCGAGTTTGTAACGACCGAAGTGGAAGTTCTCATTGTTCTCAGCGGAATCTACTTTACCCTTAGATGCGATAATTTCGAAACCTTTCTGTTCCAAATTACGCGGTACAAGGATAAGATCAGGAATAACCGAGATAAGATTACCACGATCATCCTTGAAAGATGCCATAAGAACGCGAGTTGCTTCTACTGCTGTAGCAGACAATGCGCTTGTTCCTGAGTTCGACTGAACTGCAACGCCGGGAGCTGTCGATGTGTGACTTGAGTTACACAAAGAAAGAGCTTCAGAGTTACTGAGAATAGTCGTTCCCCCTACTGTGAGAGTACCAGATCCTGCGAAGGCGTTATTAAACACTTGAGCACCATACTTTTCACGGGAGCGTTTAGCTGCGCGAGAAAGACCTGCTGGTTTCTTAGCGATGACATTGTACAAATCGTCATCAAAAAGTTTACGTTCAACCTTAAAACCCTTAGCGAATTCGATCGGGGTGTAGGTAACGTCATACCCTTGATAAACTTCATCATACGACACCTGACCATTGAAGACAGGGAAGTCATCGAAGCTTCCAACAGAACTATCTTTTTCATAGCTTGTTGAAGAACTTTGCATATTGAAAAGCGCACCCAACATCGAGGGCATTTCATTATACTGTTCTGTGAAGATCTTGCGTAAGCCCGGCTCGAGCAAGTCTCCAAAATTTTCTGATACTGCTGGCATGTTAATGCTCCTTGCTTAGGTGGGGGGAAGTCTTTTACAACTATCCTCCACTAAGTGTTAAATTATTGTTTAACCCAAATGTTGTCAGCGAAATGAATCTCGCCATAGACAGCATAGGATGTATCTACTGTGTTATCGTGCGTAGCAAAACGTAACGGTTGTAACGCTGTGCTCCTTTCAGAACGAATATGGTTATCAATCAAATTGATTCCCACACCCGCATAAGATGCACCGGACTTGATCTTGTCTGCAGCTGTATTCAAATCAATACGAGCGTATTGAGCTGCAAGCTGACCTGTCAAGCGACCACGAATATGCGAGAAAGTATCTGTTGCACCGGGAGTAATACCAGGAGTAGATACAGTCGTAGCTGTCGTAGTTGTTGATGTCGAAGCGAGATACAGGATCTGTCCTGCGGCAACACCAGTACGATACAGAACCCAATCACCGGCTTTCATTTCATGAGTAGCGGTAATTGTTTTTGTACTGAAACCAGTTGACGTGATAGCAGATGTATCATACGGTGCTAAGTAAATAGCAAACGGATTGATGATACATTTAACTTCACGAGAAGTACCTAAAGCAACAGTACCCGAAGTAGATGCAACTGTTGGTCCGACGTAAACGCCAGCAAAGTTGATCCATGTGGATGCCATTGTAGTTACTTCAGTTGTTGCTGCTGTTGTCGTAAGCTGCATAGCACAACCATCTGTAATAGCTACAGAAGGAGCGCAAGGTAAGCTGCGATAAACAACTTCGCTGTTAACTAAGTCTTTAAAAAATTGCATTGTCGATTCTCCTTAGTACCTTGGAACCTGAGTTAGGTTTTGTTCAAGGTAAGATTAATTTTGATTTCTTTTCTTTCAATTCTTGGGCAAGTAAGATTTGTTCGTGTGACATTTCTGGGGGAGTATTATCCACCTGGTAAAATGTCGCAATCCCATTTTCTTTACACTTTCCCATACACTGATACCGCGAGTGATAAGGAGCAAGGTGGATATTATTCGCACTCCGACTCTTTAAACTCTTACATATTGGGCATGGCAAGACATCATCTATTGATGACACCACACCTTCGAATACGTGGTTGACTGCATCATTTGTAAATTTCGGCATAGTTTATACACTAACTCTACGTTTCGGTGCCTCTTCTTTACGGAAGCCTGAATTTTTTAGATGCTTAGCATATTCTTCCGGAGTCAATCGCATACGGCGAGCCGCAAGTTTTTGATCTTCCGATAGAGTTATTTCCGTCGTGGGCGGTACTCCACGAGAAGCTCCACCAACCATAGCCGCAGCACGAGGAGTCTCTCGCACAGGGGTAGCAGGTTTAGCTTGTTCCGCTGATTCTGCAGGTTTTTCTTCAGAAGCTGCCGGAGCTTTAGTGGCTTTCACCAACTCCAACTCGTAACGTGCTTTTGCGATTTCAAGAGCCTTAATCGGACCCTCGGGAATGCGCATCAAGTACGGCATCTCTGTTTCCAAACCTAATACAATTTGTGTTAACCGGTGATTAGGATCTGCCAATTCTGGATTTTCATCACGTACTTTTTTGATATTACCAGCATACTCTTGTTGTTTCTTTTGAAATTCAACTTGAGCGATCTGTACTTGTTCTTGCTGGTTCAGTTCATTGATCGTCTCCTCACGAACACGACGAGCAGTTTGCTCGGAAATATATCGAGTTGCTTTAATAGGATTTGTTTGCATCAACTCTACAATCTGTTCCTCGGTCAACTCCGGTTCTTTCGGTGCTTCAGGCTTAGCTGTTACTTGCCTTAAGATCTCATTCTGAGAACGCAACATTTCTTGTTGAAGAGTTTCTTGCTGTGAACGCAAACGAGCAATCTCTTGTTCTAATAAATCATTTTTCTTTTTGGCTTCATCTACCACAGGCGTTACAACTGTGGGGGGAACCTCGTCCTTCTTTTCCTCAACTACCGGCGGTACGTCCTCATTAAAGTTCTCGCTGTAATCAACCTTAGGTTTAGTTAAGGTTGCACGTAACATATCTGCTCCGCTTACTTCTTTCTCTTGCTCAATACCCATTTGGTTTATCCTTTTTTTGCAAGTAATTGTTTCTTGATAATCTCAGGAAACCTACTCACGATTTCAAAAGCATCCGCGCGCCCAGCAGCGTAACTGGCTTCATTTTCCTTACCAGTCACTCTGACATTCGCACGAACGTCACCTATGTTCTTTGTCATTTCATCTTGGAGCATTCCAAGAATCTTCTTCCAACATTCACTTCCCTCAAACGTTACCCATCTCTCCGTATCAGGAATCATTGTCCTGCTCCTTCCTGAGGAATCTCTCCCTCTTGTGCAATTGCGGGTGGCGCTACTGCCTGACCGGCAGCGGGTTGCGGAGAAGGAGACGCAATACCCTGAGCACCACCCTGGTTAACTTGTTGTTGGGGCTTTGGTCCCAGTATACTCTCGATGTCAACTTCGTCAATTTCACGAAGAGGTCGAGCTGATACTTCCCATACTCTACCCGGATCTTGTTGAACCAATGGGTTAGCCATGTAGTTCTGATATATCATACTTGCAAGTTCTTGTTTCTGAGATTTACTTCCCCCGGTAGCATCGAGTGACATCTGAAGATCAAACTCACCCGCAAGGTCAGCAGCCCCAAGACCCTCGGGGAACAATGCTTGTCCATCTGGACCCAGCACACGTTCTGCCATTTCTGAACTAAGGTACTGTTGATAATATCTTAAACGATCCTGCATCATTTCAGCAAGATGCGATTGCAGACTCATGCCCAGTACGAAGAACCGGCGTTCACCTTGTTGGATGACAGCCATAGTCCCGCGCGCGGTTGCACGAGTACGAACAATATTACTTTCCTGACCCGATTGGTAAGATCCAATACTTGCAATCTTCTCAACCATTTCTAGGATCAGTCGCATCTCTTCATGAGAAGGTAATGTAGTTGCAGGTATCTGAAACCAGCGTACGTCGTTGATATCATCTACCGGAATCATAATGCCCGGTTGAAGTACAACCTGCTCGGGATCGTAGCCTGAAGCGGCTCTATAAAATCCCGGAGGTTGCGTAGCTAGTTTACCTGCATTAAGGTTTTGGTTCTGCATTTCGTCAAGAATCTTTTGATACTCTTTGACTAACTCGCCAATTGAAATCCCGTACATGCGACCCTTGCGACGAATCAACTGAGAGATTCTAAACGGGCGCTTTTCAAACTTATCGATATATCTTAGGTAAGTTCCGGCGAGGTAGGTTTTTGTAGTAGAATCAACCCACAGTACAACTTCTTGCCACCTTCCATCACACAGCCATTTACCATACCATTCTACAATCTTAGCGGGAGTACATCCTTTTTCGATATCAACTGCACGAGATCCCTCGGCATCCATTCTTTGTTGCGCAGTTCCTGCAGTCTTTCCCCCCACAATCCTACGTTCAATCTCAGCGCCGATCTTAGCAGTAGATCCCATAGCAATAAACCCACGATCCTCCATCTCTTGAAGTTCGTGAATAAATTTAGGATAACGATGCCAAATGTGTTCGAGATCTTCTACATCCATACTCGGATTACAGTGTGTAGGAAACCCAACATCTTCGAGGTTAATTAAATCAGTAGTAACCATTTCACGTTTCTTTGGTTCGTATTCAATCTTGTATGGCTGTACATCCACATCAAATTCCCGCTTACCTTTAGCAAGATTAAGCAAGACCTTCTTCATAGCTTTTAACATTCCTGTTTGATCAGGAATTTTATTCTGAACCCATTTCCATTTCTCGTCCCAACGTGTCTTTGATACCTGAGTACCTTCCAGAATAAGCCACTTAACCCAATCGTTGATAAGTAGTTTTAGTTTATTCCGACTTGCATCCCACTTCATCCATTTCGATACCGCAGCAGCTTGAGCAATATCGGTTGATTCGGTAGGTGTCCAGTAGTGTAGATCTTCATTCCATACAGATGGAAAAAGAATCGAGTGGAGAATCTCGACTACCATTGTAACAACACGAGTAGAAACATTTGCGGCTCCCTCAAATGCAGGGGCTTTTTGAACCTTGCCTTCGTAAAGATCCAGTACTTCTACAACTCCGTCGAGGTATGGTTTACGTGCCTTCTCATCGTTCTCAACATCCTGCAGTACTTTTTCCACCGCCATTTGCTTATCGGCGTCGGAGAAAGAAAGTGCTTGGAAGGTTTCTTCATTAAGCTGACGTTCCTGTTCCCAGGCGCGTTCGAGCTTCTTTATATCACTTTCTTTTCCCCGTGCCATCAGTGGATCCTTTAATAATATATTTATTAATTTTATTTACTTTTACATTTTTCTTCTTCGCTTCAGTGAAAAAGAAATCCTTTCCGTATACAGGCTTACTTCCCTTTGTTTCCATCGGAACTCCTTATTACTAACTTATCGCCTCGTGCAATAATTATATTCTGGCTGTCAAGCTGAGTAACAAAGGTTTCAGTTTTTCTCCCGGTGGGGGGAACGAATGCCTGCAGTTTAAACCGCCCGAAGCAAGTTGTGCACTCGGCATATGCCACCCCCTTATCCGCAACAATGTAGAACTCAACCTTGTCACAAGTCCTACAAGCCCACTCAAACTCCGGGATGTTATCCTTTTTGTTTCTCATTAGAACCCCGTTACCTTATCGATAATTTGATGTTTAGGAATATATACCTTAGCAGGACGATAGGGTTTGTATGTTCTTACATCATACAACACTACTATCAAATATCTCAGCGCATCCATGATATGTTCGTAGAATCCATCCTTAATCGCATCCCCATTCTCTTTCCTGATATACCCGCCAAGCATACCATCCATGAGAATCTCACAACAAGGATCTACGAAGAGTGCCGGTTTGTCATCGAGTCGCGGCACAAGCAAGCCTCGAATGCAGTTAATCCCTTCCTCGACTCCGGAGTTTTGCATTTGCATCTTGATCCCAAAGGATCTAAGGATATCGACCGTAGTTTTTTCGCTTTTGTCCGTACGCGCTCTGCCCGCCGGATCTCCCGCATCCCGAAAGGAGCAACCCGGGAAGTATTCATTAGAAACTTTAATAACAGCCTTGGCAAACTCATTGATTGTTACCTCTTCCCCCATCATCTCTTTAAGAACACATAACCGGTCGTTCTCATCAATCTGCGCGAACACCACAGCAGGATGTACAAACCCGAAGTCCCATCCCCTCCATATAGTTCGGTATGGATTGTACTGAAGCTTCCTTACATGCCTATCTACTTTAAAGCTTGGATATACTCTTGCACCTTCGGTTTTACTGAAGTCAAGTTCCTGTTCCTGCTTCCAAGCATCATCACTTACATAACTCTTCTTCATCTGCTCCACCCACTCAGGAGTCTTCTTAGGATCTGCCGAATGATGTAATCCGATAATCGTAAATCCATTCCTATTTCGTCTAACCCAAATTCCCTTGCCAATCGCCTCTTGCCTAACTCCCATGATCGATCCATGCGATACCATCTCAGTTTTACCGGTTTTACTTTCCCCGATCTTCACATCGTTCACAAGATGGTAAAAAAGATTTTGTCTTCCATTTGGTGTACTGATCCCAGTAAAGCACCCACCCCCGTCCAGTGTAGGCTTCATAGCAATGTACGCTTTCTCTGCCTGTTCCTGGAACGCCATCTCATCCGACATGATTCTCGAAGCTGTATACTGACGCAGGGATTCCGCTTCTTGGGAACATGCCATGATTGAACTGTACCTACCCACAAACTCAATCTTCGGCGGTCGATTGTACTTTTTGTACTTGGGTCGAATATTCTCCGGTAGTTGCTGTAACATAAACTCCACCCGAGCCAGCAAGGATAGCTGGTTCCCGAACCCCGCATCCTCTTCTTTCTTCGAGATAAAGAAGATCGATCTGCCGTCGTGATACATCGCATCCCATAGATGCAGTGCCGTGAATAGCCAGCTCGCCATCATCTGTCTCGACTTTACCACACACACCAACTGATCCTTCAGCCATACATCCACCATTCTTTCTAGGTACTCGTGTCTTGGGATATTCTTAATCGGGTGTTTCTTATCATGAGGATCCAGCGTCTTCGCAAACTTAAATACAAAGTCATGCGCACTTACTACGCCGCCTTCGAGGAAGTTCTCTCGTTCGGACTTCTTCTGAATCTTGAGTAGTCGTCTATTTACATCATGCCTATAGCACACCAAGGTTCGCTTATCCATAGCGAGATTACACTCTTTCCCCTCGTCGTCCTTGTACGTACACAAAGGAATGAGCACCGGCTCAGTTCCGCCTTTAGCCAGTAACTGATTCCTGAACCTGATCTGCTTACCGTCAATCTCTCTTGTTATAATCTCATGCTTTGGATTTGCCATTTGTCCTTTCTATTGTTAGCCGTGTGGGGGGAATCCTGTCGTACCTTCCTCTATACGCTCGGGTACCCGTCTATTTACCCCACCCCTCTTTTTGGGGTATCGTCCCTAGTCTCATTTGTTGTAGTTTCATTGTATAGCGAGGGTCAAGTGTATAGGGGCGTAGTCTTCGAAATAGGTATATCCTCTCCTCGCGCGACCCCACCCGACCATTTCGGGTTTTGGGTTTCTCAATACTTTGTTAAACCTTTGCCAAAGTCTTTAGTTAGTAGGCATACCCCTGCACTTATTAAAGCCTTTATAAAAGTATTTAATATTAAACAGTTTTAATCCACCGAATTGTAGCGAGAGTGTGTCAAAATGGCACAGTTATACATTAAAAAAATTTAATTGAGAAAAAATAATATCCCCTCTAGCGCAATACATTTATAAACTATTTACTAAGTCCCCCTAAGAAAAGTGTGCCGTTTTGACACACTAATCTAGGATAGTCTTATTTACTATCAATTTATAGCATTGTCGATCAATACTCGACTTCGAATATTACCTCTTTTCTTGCCTGCTCACTAGATAACACCTTGTCGAATCTACTAGCACCATTGACTAGATGAGGGTTATGCTCTAGGTCGCTATATCGTGCTATAAATTGCTTTGTTTGTTTACCTTCTGCCCATAGATAACGTATAATGAGATGCTTTGCTATATATTGCTCTAGGCTTCTATTGATTAGTCGATAGAGTAGCGAGCCGATTGACTTTGCTGGTAGATGAGCTTCCGAGAGCAATAGAGTTATTACATCATGGCATAAGTCATCAGGAGTTATACCTAGATTGAAATTGCTTAGTTTTGAGCATGCCTTACATGAAATTTTATAAATTGAATCATATTGATCCTCGATGATAGAGGAAAAATCAAGAAGTTCTTTCATGCTCTGTTCTTTCATACGTTTGTTCAATAGAGTTCGCTTGAGTTCACGACATTTAACTTTTGCTTCTTGTTGCTCTGCCATACGTCTTTGTGCTATAATTAGTTCTTCTTTGGTTTGAATTGATCGTCGCTTTACACTTTTGAGCTGATCTGCTATTGATTGAGTCATAATGTTATATCCTGCTATATTTTGTTAGTTTGCCCATAGTCGCATGGGGTTATATATACTATTGCACGAATCGTGCCAACACGCAAACACTATCAATTTATAGCATTTTATAAATAAAAATAGCCGACACCCTACATTTTTGTAGAATATCGGCTAAGTTTACAAGTTTGTCATTACAATTATGTAATTAAAACTCAAATTTGACAGTTTTTTCTGTCTTGGGCTGGTTCATCGGCAATTCGGGCGCGCCAATGTATAGCTTGACAGGTAAAATTTTACCGCTAGGGAGTCGGACGGACTCAGTTCCGAATCCTTGCGATTGATACAAAAAAGCTTTTTCCTTACCTGCTTTGTTTTTGTATATACCCGCTTCAGTAGGAACAGGGACACGAATTACAATATGGTCATTGTCAATAGTAGCTTGAATCATTTTAATACCCTCACTTTTTGTTTTGGTAGATCAATTTGACCTTCCACCTTGTTGGTTGTTAAATTTTTTTAATAAATCTTTTATAATCGGTTTATAAAGTCTTTGTAAAACCTTTGTAAAAGCCCGGTAAAAGTTCTATAAAACCTTTGTAAATGTCTTGTAAAAGTATTTCCAAACAACTTATTAAAAGGTTTTTAAAAGTGTTCATTAAAATTTTTTAATAACCAACTCGGTGAACGGCAAGAAGTTCTTTCCTGATATAAAATGTTATAAGGAGTTATATCCTGTTATAACTTATTATAATATATTATATATAGATAGCCATTGATCTATGCTAAGTATTAAAGGAATTTAATACTAGGTGGGGGGAAGTGGGCTAGGGGAAGGGCTATTTTGCTATAGTAAGGGATGGCTAAATTAGGTTTAGTGTAAACATAGGAGAGTTTATGGAAACTCAAACAATGCCTGTTTATAAAAAGAATGATTTTTACATACCGCAGAATCGACAGGATATGATCGCGGCTCTGTATATGTTATATCCGGCTGGTAAACGGGAGAAGTTCTTGGATATGGGTATGGATCAGCTTCGTGCTATCTATATCAATACTAGGAATAAGTCAGGAAGATGAGGAATTTACTTGGTAGGGTAATAGGTTATAGCGTAGTAGTATTTGCTATTTGGTTTGTATTGGTGGTAGTTGTTAGATAATAAATAAAAGATTCATTAGGTTGTTATTCTTTTCCCTCTTGTAGTAACTAAGTCTTCTTACTGCAGGGGGGTTTTTATTTTGTGAGAGGTAGTAAATGAAAGAAAGAAATGGGTTTAATCTATACAATAGGGAATATGATGCAATAATGTCAGATAATAAAAAGAGTAGAGATAGAAGATTTAGAGGTAAAATTAGGCAAGGATTTGGTAGGGTTGATAAAGTTAGCAATACATCTATAAAATGGCGAACACTTGAACAAGATGATTTGATAGAGAGTTGTAAAATGATAGATGTTGAATAATTATGGCTAGGTGACAACTAGTTATCACTAGTGTAGTACTAGGTAAGGAGATACAGATATGGGATTAAGTGAGAGAGGTAAGAAATCATTAGAATTAGCTATAAAGATAGCTGAGGTTAGTAAGGGATACAGTGAGGATATAGTATTAGATACTTGTCTATCTATTGTGTTTAGTAATTTTGCAGATTGTCATAGTAAAATGCCTAAACATAGTGATGAATACAATGAACATATGATCATGGAATGGATTAAATCTAAGATGGATAGCTATAAAACTGCTATGGCTTTGGTTAGATCAGGTGGGATTGAGGAGTATATGAAGAAGTTTGGAGGCGGATATGAAAACTAAACTTAAAGTTATTGATCCTAAGACTTATTATTCTATTGCTATTATGAATAGGAATGAGGTAATATACCGGATGAAGACATTATTTCCGTCTAAGGAGTCAGCTAGGCAGTATGCTAGTGATATTCCATTGGATAAGAATCTGTTCAAGATACAAAAAGTTGCCGTAATTGTCTTATAAAAGACTAGAAGATGTTATAAGTTGCTATATTTTGATAGAACTTGATTAGATTTGAAGCAAATAGATAAAACACCAACACCAAAATATGATTTTAAAACATATTAAATATCTATTTTGGGGGCTATTTCATGCCCCAATTTGGTTTAAATTTTAGTTAGTGCGCCGAGTATTTAGTATCTATTATATATACAACATCGGCGTACTATTTTGGTCGATAAAACAAAGATCAAAAAATGATATGCAGATTTTACAAATCGGGGTCGAAGATACCCCGAGATTTGGGTAGGTTTAAGTGGGGGAGCTGAATATTGGTTAAGTCAGCACGGACTGTAACTCTGTAGTGGGCATAGACCCAGTGGAGGTTCAATTCCTTCCCCCCACATGATACTTGGGCTAGGTAGGTCGGGAACGATCCCTTGGCAGCTCTCTGAGAGGTAAAATACTTAGTCCTCAATTCACAACAAGGGCATTCGGTAGGGGTAATGATCCTCATAAATCCGATAGAAGGTGCACCTGAAACACTAGATTATTCTAGCGGATGCCCACACTATAGTTTTGTATAAAATAATGGCAAATCGGGCAGGTTCTGCTCGGTTCTGTGCATTTTACAGCAGTTTTGAATAGATCCATCTCCTAAGCATGCGTCGCTCGCGACACCATTTAGGGCAACGTTCAATCGTTGGGTGGGGTATGTTCAGGTTAAGGGTGTGTTTGCTATCAGGCATAGCGGGCACATTCATCTATGGGGATGCTTAAGCACCGGTATTTGTGCTTATGCGGAATTAGTAGGTTATGGATTTAAGACCAGTAATACCAACTCAAAGATCTAGTACAGCCCACTTAGTAACTTAGGTGAAAAGTGCCTCGAAGTATCTGCGAAAAGTGTATTTTCTGATAGTTTTAATTTCTATAACTATCTGTATCGTATAGGTTTACATGCCCTGACTATAAGGATCTAAACTATAGGTAATAGCGGTTGACCTGCGATTATGGGTATATCAAATAATTGATGGATCTATTCTCTTGTTTTCGGGAGAGGGTGATGGAAGTAGTAATACTCCTAGCGTACTAAACCGCGCATTTACACCCTACTCCCCACTAATTTTATCTGGTTGAGGATGGTGCTAAAGTGTTGGTAAGTCGTTAATACCATTTGAAGATAATATTCTTACGCCTAACCGTAGGGTTGAACGCGGTGGGTAACAAACCACATCCGATGGCGTTACTATCGGGGAACAGAACGGTCATCCTCAATCAGCAATTTTCACGGTATTCCCTCCACTATAGGGGATAACCCTCTTAGCTTCGTGCGACAGAGACTAAACGGAACGTGTCAGGTAATAGATGGTCTGCTCATACCAAGCTATTATTTGTTTCCGGATATCGTATAATTTTGGCTGTGCCAAACTGTGTCTGCGTAGAGTGGCGTATACATAGCATTGCAACTCACTCAAGAACGAGGAGGTTCTTATGTTCGTGAAGGTAGGAGTGTCTGCAGGCGCGGTAACGACTGTAGATTTAGAAGATAACAAAACGGTTGCTGGTGCATTAGCTGCGGCTAATCTTGAAGTCGGCGATCGGGACATCAAAGTTAATGGTGTTCCTGCTGAGCTTAGCACTGTGGTGAATGAAGAAGATTACATTCAGCTCACACGCAAGACCAAGGGTGCGATCTAATAGCTTTTTGTTAGAGCGAATCCAAAAGTCCTAGGTTATCCACTTTCCTAGGCAAGCATAGGGTAGGGGTGAATAACCTCTGCCCTATTGCTGTTTGTGGGAGGAGGTATATGCCAAGACAATTAACAGCACAAGAACAAGAGTATATTTATGATAGGTCAATTGCAGTATGGGATCAGTATGCAAGATACAGGGAAATAGTAAATGACAGGAATCCAAATTCATTTAACGAGTGGAGATTAGGTATGCCAACAATACAACAAAATACAGCAGAGGTGATATTCAGAAATCAGAATGCTGAGTATGAAGTATATCAGCTTGGTCCAGATGAGTTTAAAATAATTCATCCGAGAACTGACGCTATTGCGATGATGTCTATTAATCAAATACAAGCATTTGTTAGCACTACAGCTATCGCTATCGGTGAGTGTGTGTATGTAGGTTCGTTTGTATATCGTGCTGTTGTATTACCTACAGGATATAGAATCTATACTAACTTTCCTGGTGATCGTGTATCTGCAGGAGATATAGTGTATGAGTATTTTCCTGATAATACTCTTGTATTCCGTAACAACGGTAATACGATTGGGCTAGATATAGATCAAACCACATGGCATGGTGAGCAAACTGTTACACTACCCTCACCACCTATAGCTGGTATATGGGATACAGTGACAACAGATAATCCTAACTTAGCACAACCGGTTACATTACCCTCTGGATTAGTTATGGATGGTCCGAATATCCAAGACATAGACCCTACCTATGCACGATACCTTGAGATGATGTCGACAATGGGTCTTGATATGATTACTCGACAGGATAAATATCTTAAGCAAAGGATTAGAGAACAGCAGTATGAATTGGTTAGAACAGATCAGAAGAAGATTGAGTTAACTCGAGATATCAATGATCTTAAGATAAGACAAAAAGAAATAGCCATAGATAAACGTAGAATGAAATCTATGATTACTAAAGGACATGAACCTACTATGGATGTTAGGTTTATTGATAAGATTGAATATGTGGTGTATCAGAAGTGGAATAATGTTCTTGAGATTAAGACTAAATTTATATCTATTCCGTATGAAGTTAAATCAGGATATTATCGAGAGACAGTTAAGTTTCCTATCGGGGTATTTAAGATTAGTATTAATATGAGTGATCATGTGGTTGAGTTTAAAAATCTTACTCGAACTATTAGGCAACAGTTTTACCACCCCCATATTATGACAGAATCTATATGTTGGGGTAACTTCGATTATAAAACTGTACTTAAGACTAATAACTTAGCGGAGATTCTTTGTAACTTCATAAGCTATCTTGAATCATACAATCCAGATTCACCCTATCTAAATCTATTCGAAGGTTGGATGGAGTTTGTACCTGAGGAAGATAAGATTTGTCAGCACACATGTAAATTCCTACAACATAAACCTGGCAGACCTAAACAATTGGTTAATGATGAGCCGAGACATCCTGTGTATAAACTACCTATGTCAATGGTTCCTTATGTTGCACTTAAGTTTACTGGAATTCCGGCGGCAAGTTTAAGACACTTCGCAGATATGTCGAAATCAATTGTTGATGAGATATATAACTCAGAAGATCTAAGATCTTTGTTTCAAAGTTCAATAGATAATAAATTAAGTTATGCGCATATTGTTGCTGCAGCAGTAAAAAGAATTAGAGAAAGAGTTTCAAAAGAATTAATAGCAAAGGCGGTATAGTATGGAAGTAGCAATCAACATCAAGGAAGTAAAAGTAAAAGCCTATCCACCAAAATTAACAATCTATCGGGAGGATTATCTTAGGTTAGTTGCTTATGCGCTTGAAGCAAAAGGAGAGATCAGTGGGTTTATGAAGGTAGCTCAGCACGATGACGGACAGGGATTTCATATCCATGCACCTGTTATCTTTGAACAAGAATGTACCGGAGTTACTACTGATCTAGATACTACATCAGTAGCTAAATTCTTTGATGATATTGTTCGAGTACAGAACGGAGATCCTACCGAGTATAGATGTTGGTGGCACAGTCATGTGGAAATGGAGGTATTTTATTCGGGCACAGATAATAAATCTATCGATGAATTCACCGAAGATTGGGGATTTGCTATCGGAATTACTGTCAATCGTAAAGGAGAAATCTATACTCGTATTCAATACAATAACCCCTTATGGATTGAGATCGAGAATGTACCTCTGATGATTAAAGAAACGTTAAGTGATTCGGTCCTTGATAAGATTAAAGAGGATGTAAAGAATTTTGTTAAAGAAAAAACCTACGTTGTTGTCCCGGTTAATTCGGGAAAATCTGATTATGTTGACGGAGAGTATCCATTGTATGGTACTACTGCAGAACCATATAAGAATGGGATATTACACAACGGATTATGGCGTCATGAGAAATGCGGCAAGGTGTGGGATTATGATAGTAGATCATGGAGATTTGAGAAAGGTAGAGCGGGGGTAGATTGTGAGGGTTGTGATAAATTGTATTACAAACTTAGATACAACTCTACAGTAGATGGATTCTTATGCAAGGATTGTTATAGAGATGCCGAAGCTATAGACTGGCATAACCTGAATGTTCCATTGGTAGATATAGAGGTATATAAAAAGCACAAACAAGATAAACCTAAACGAATTACAACAGTTGTAACGCCTGTTGGATAAGGAGATAAATGACATGGACTATACACGACAAACTAGACTTTTTGATCCTGCTAAGTATGGTAGTATTCCTATCCATGTTATTGGTGTCGGAGCTATTGGTTCTATTGCTACATTAATGTTAGCTAAAGTAGGTTTCAATAACATTACATGCTACGATCATGATAAAGTAGAAGAGCATAATCTTCCGAATCAGTTCTATCCTATGGATTCGATCGGGCATTATAAAGTTGAGGCATTACAAAAGATCGTACTTGATTATACCGGCATTGAGATTTCCCCCCACCCTGTTAAATGGGAAGAGCAACATCTCAAGGGAATTATAATTAGTTCAGTCGATAGTATGTCAGTACGAAAACAAATCTTTAATAATGTGTTACTTAATCCTGCGATTAAATACTTAATCGACCCTCGCATGGCGGGGCTTGACTTTCGGATAGCGTGTGTAAATTACGATAACGCAAAGAAATATTCTTGGTATCCTGATGCCGAGGCTAGTCCTGAAATGTGCGGAGCTAGATCAATTATGTTTAATGTTGGTATAGTGGGGGGAATCGTAGTTAACATGGCTTGCATGATTGCACAAGATCGAATTCCGCCAAGTGAAATTGTCGGAGACCTAGAGACTATTTGCTTTACTACAATTGCATGATATAATCCGGGGGTTTGTTTGGATATAGATGATTTATTCGCGATATGTGTAGTTATTATTATTCTTTTTATGTTATTAAAACCATGAGGAAATATGGATAAAAAAGATCAACCAAAACCAAGGGACATGACAACACCTGAGTTAGCTAAGTACCTTATTAGTTTATGTATCGCACTTGGAATTAAACCCAAAGCTATGATCGATGCAATGCACTTGTTACTTAACATGGCACTTGAGAATGGTAAAGAAATTAAACGACAAGAAGATGAATTGAAAGCAACACAGGGAGGCAGTGATTAAAGTGACAACAACTAAAACAGAAAAGAAAAAGTTATTTGTCCGTATGGCGTGGGGGGAAGGTGCCGATCAACGCAAGCAAACATACTACTTTGATACGGCTAAAGAAGTTGAGGCTTTTTTACTTGGCGCCGAACAATCTAGTGGGTGGGATGAATACGTTGTAATCGATATGTCAAAAGGAATTCTTCCGTGCGTAGAGTAGATACTGTAAAGCGAGACACACTTAACTACACTGAGTTCTATTGGTGGAAAGATGAGATTAAAACTGAGGCTCAATTCAAAGCATTGGTTGAGAAAGATCAACCCGCAAAGGAGAAAAAGGGATGCGAATAATTAAAGATGATTTAACTAATGAAGAAGTACATGAAGATCAACTATGTGTTATTTCTATCACAAGAGTAAGTAGTGGTAAGCCGTATATGAAACCACTTGAAGTATCTACTATCACTGCGGCTAAGATCAAAGCTAGTCTTATTGAGATAGCAAATAAGTTTTAGTTCTTTAAAAACAAGGATTGGTTGGTGGCGTGGTAGCCTGTGGTGATAATAGCTACGCAGTTTAAGAAACTTCTATAACTCAGGTAGCTTCTGAGTTTAAATGAATATCGACCAACTGCCCATACGAGCGAGTTTAAAAGGCGGGAGCGTAAAGGCGAGCATACCCCAAGCAATTGGGCTAGATGATCAAAAATTGGTGAAATTCCCTACCCCGCCCCAAATTTTGCAACGAGCGTAAGCGAGATGTGTCTAATTAACTAACACCTGGGGAGAGAAAGATGGAAGAAGAAATCGAAGAATTAAAAGCACGCATTAAAGAGCTTGAGGATGAATTAGAAAAAGCAAATGATTGGCAGGAAGATATTCAAAAGTGGTTGGATAATTGTCCACGCTAAATAACCCCGCAGGAGGAGTTAAATGAGTAGTAATTTGTACTGGAGACCATCTGAGAATTACGGAAAGAGCTTGCCAACAGATTTAAAGTTTGCGTTACGAGAACAATTTGGAGAGCCAATTAAAGTTACTCTGAGCGAGGTTGATATTAGTTTTCTTAGAGGTCTTAAAATAGGTGGGATGAAATCGGCGCAGACTCTTATAGATGCCATTGAAAAGCATGAACGCATTGATGTTGAGGAGAAATATTAAATGACCCCCCTCATCCCCCTCTTCCTCTTTCTGATGCTGTGCGGGAGCGGTGCGGCTCATGCAGATATTTGGACATCAGAGGCATTAGATAAGCAAACAAACAGACAGCTTCCGCAATTAGAAAGAATAGCCAACGCATTAGAACGCATCGCAACAGCCCTTGAGCAAAAGAAGGAGAAGGTAAATGAATGATTATCTAAATCTTCTAAATCAAATCGTTTATTTGCGGGAAGAGCACGAAAAACAAATTCGATCATGTCAGGAGCGGCTTAAAGGATTAGAAGACAGAGTATTTGAATTAGAAGCAAGGGAGAAAGGTCGGCATGAATAAGCTGAAATCCAGAGTATGTAAAAATAACTTTGTTGAAGTTTTCTACCCTGCTTTTAATGAATGGAATGTAGTTGCTTCTTTTCTTGATAAAGATGAGGCAAAACATTGGGTCAGATTGTTTAATGAATTTGCCAAATCTGCCGTGAAGAGGGGGAAAAAATGAGCAAAAACATTGAGGAGATTGTGGATTTAGTTCTTCCGAAAGAAGGAATTGTTGAAATTGCTTCTGCCGCTGAAAAAACCATGCGAAGAATTGATAGAGATAGGCTCAAACAAGCCCTCACCGAAGGAAAGCTGGTTGTGCCGATGAGTGAGGTCGAATTATTTAAAGTCTTGCAACAGCTCGCTCAAAAGCAAATGGATGCTGTCATTAAGGCGGTGAATAAAAATGGATTAGCAGAAACAGATTGGGATGACATTGATTCAGAAGGCGGTGTTTTAGATTTTAAAGTAATGGCAGAAGCAATCTACCAAGCCCAGTTCGGAGGGAACAAATGAAAACAGCAGATTTAGCTCGGTCGAAGCGGTTGAAAGAATTAGGGTGGGAGCAGGAAGGATTCTTGTTTCATTGTATGTTTAGCGATACGGGCTACGAAACAAAGTCAAATCACATAGGTCATTCCGAGTATTACCAAGCCCCCGCCGCCGGAGAAATGATCGAGTGGCTTTTGAAAACGCATGATATTTATTTTGAGGATTATCAGATTGAATTGATTGGTAGAAATCCCTGGGGAGCATTAAACAATAAAGCATTTTCCACAAAAGATGGAAACGAAAACGCCCTCGCCGATGCTTGCGCTTGGGTTTTGGAAAGGAAGGTATGAATCAGTTTTGGTTTGGTTTCACTGTTGCACTTATCTCGGTAGCCGTATTAAACATTTTTTGTTACTTGGCTTTCTATTTTTTCGCAAAATACATTTACAAAGGATAGCCATGAGCGAATCAGCGGGACAGAAAAACAAATGCCCAGTCTGCCTAACAATTCAAGATGGAGCGCATACTTGCAAGAGAGCCAAGGCTGAATATTGGAAACAGAAATTTGAAACTCTTTATGATGTAACTTCAAAGAGCGCAATGGAGAAAGAGAATCGGTATTTGTATGATAAGTGCAGGGCATTGGAAGCCAGAGTCAGTGAGCTTGAAGCCAAGAATCAGAGGTTGGTTGAAAAGCTAAAAGAAATCCAATGGTACTTTGATGGCGAGTCAGACATTGATGGAAACGGAAATCCAAACAGAGCCATGGTAGTTAATAATCTAATTGACGAAGCTCTCGAAAACAACAAAGGTGAGTGAATGGAAACAGGATTAAAATATGACGGCGACAAACTAAGATGGGATCTAATCCCACTCGATGCGGTAGAACAAGTAGTCAGGGTTCTTACATTCGGTGCTAAAAAATATGCACCTAACAACTGGCAGATTGTAGACAGCGCAAAGGATAGATACTACGCCGCATTGCTTAGACATATTAAAGCATGGAGATGCGGCGAGTCCATTGATCCGGATAGTGGGTTGTTTCACTTAGCTCATGTAGCCTGCAACGCTATATTTTTATTATGGTTTGAATTAAAAGATAGTGTTCAGTCATCACCCCCATCTTTAAAGTGACCGCATCCTTTGCACCATAAAAAAGTAGGGGTGTTTGAAAATCCACAATCCTCGCATTCAATTGTAAACAAGCAGTCAGATATTAGTTGCATATTAATTCCTTTTGTTAAGAGAATATTAATTTGCTTTGAGGTTGATTTAAATCAGGGTATGTATTAAACTTTTGTAAGGAGAAAGATGGCAAGTCCAAACACGATCAAGCGTAACGAAGAATTAAAAGAGTTAAAACCAAAAATGATTCCGTACATTACAGGCGAGATTAATTACGAGAAACGAATGAAGCGTACACTAAAAGGATTACATAAAGGAAATACATATGGCAAAAGAAACTACGCCAAAAGATTCTTACAGGATTAAAGTAAACAAAGCGCAATGTCTTTTGTGCGGGGATGTAATTGAATCTAAGCACCGGCATGACTTTGTTGAATGCAAATGCGGAAATGTTTTTGTGGATGGGGGGAAGGATTATCTAAGACGGGGGTTCATAGACTCAAACAGTTTTAAGGAGTTAAGTGTGACGATAGGGTAATGGTCGGTTAATCAGATAAGTTATATCAACTACGGTATCAACATATATTATATCTAATTATAGGGAGATAGTAATGGCTTACAAAAGCAACGGGGAATTTGAAGAGATTGAACGCGCATCAGATGTAAATCAAAAGACTTGTTTGTTTACGGATTATTGTTTTGATAGAATAAAAGACGGGGCTTTCCCCCCACTCGAAGGAGACAGAGCAAAGTATTATTCGTGGGCACAAGTTATATTAAGGGAGCTTGCTCTACTGCCCACAGACGAAAGAGAATATTTAATTATGTACCCCACCAAAATTCGAGTGATTAATTTTCGTGAATCAGAAAAAGATTTTGGTGACTGGATGCGTCATGATGTAGGCTTTTGTAAAGAGCGTAAACAAAGGCATCGAGTCTCTTAAAAATAAATATAAAATCCCTTGCTTTGCATTGACCTTCATGATATAATTCGCCATGGAAAAAAATATATCTGAAAAAATATCTGAAGCAAGAGAACTAAGAAAGGTGAGAACATGGAAAATCCGTGCGAAAGCAAAGCGTCTATCCAAACGTCCCCGAAAGAAGGGATGCCCGCCACTTGGGAGTGGTTCGATAACACAACCATAACCGAGTATCAGAAGTGTCCGCGTAAAGCGTACCTCAAATACCAAAAACATTATCGGTCTCCTAGAGAAAGTACCATACTTAACTTCGGGATTGCTCATCACAAATGCAAGGAACTTACTCTGCTCGGAAGAGAGGGTGAGGTAGGTGCTATTATTGATGCGTATCAACCACCGCAAGATGAGGACTTAAGAACTCAACTCAAGTTAAAGAAGTGTCATGATGTATTCAAGGCAGAGCGTATGCCACCTAGATGGGAGGAAACTTTAAGTGTCGAAGAACCGATATCATTCCCAATTGGAGAATTTAAATTCGTTGTTAAACCAGATTGTGTCATTAAGTGGAGAGGCGGAATCTTTGGTTATGAATCTAAGCATACCGCGCGCCTCACTAATACGTACTTCGATGCCTTCAAAAGAAACAGCCAAGTTGATGCGCAAATGCTCGGCATCCGAGAAAAGTTTGGCATGTGTCAGGGCATCTATGTTGAGGCTACGGTCATTCGCAAAGGCGGACCAACCTCGAAGCTCAAAGAAGTAGAGATCATTACCGATATCCAATCAAGATCACCACAAGAACTCGAAGAAGCAAAGGAGTATTTCCACAACTGGATGAAGGTTATCACAGCCGACAAACAGTTCTTAGAAAATAAAACCTCATGCTTTAACTTCGGTGTTCCGTGTGAGTTCATTGGATTATGCAATGGTAATATAACAAACCCCGAGGAGTACTACACTATACGTAAGTGGGATCCTTGGGCTTCAGATACACAAGGAGTAAACAATGCCGCAACAGAATGATGTGCCAGTACGTGAAAAGACTATTGACGAAAAGGTAAATGAATCCTATATCAAAGTAGGTGAGTTGGTAGTTAAGTATGCAAAGGTAGAGCAGGATGCGCAGGAACTACAAGCAAAAGCACAAGAATTACAGCATGAACTTCGCACAAAGGTAGATCAATTGCGTGAAGAATTAAAGGTGCGCGAAGGTACTAAACTTACCGCGTCCGCACAATAAGGAGAAGGAATGGCAAATCTAAAAGATTGGAAAGCAGATCAGACAAAGTTCTTAGTCATTGGTGAGAGTGGTACGGGTAAGACTCGATTCTCGGGTACATTTCCCAAACCATTTCTTTTTTCCTTTGACGGAGGAATCGATACACTAGGTGGATTGGATATTGATTACGAAGTGTTCATTGAAAATGATCGGACTAAACCTACAGCTTATCGAAACTTCATTGCGAAGTTTGAGGAGGTAGGTAAGAATCCACAGTACCAAACTATCATTCTTGATAACATCACGAATCTATCCAAGTTTATTATGGATGAGCTTATCTATGTGAACAATCTAGTGGATAAGAACTTAGGTCAGCAGTCGTGGGATATGTACCGTATCTTGAAAGGCAAGATGGGTGATCTCATTACTAAGTCAGTGACTCAGCAAAGGTATATCGTATGTACTGCGTTACCTGAATGGGAGACTGATAAGAACTCCGGTGAGATGAAAGTATTCCCGAGTACCGAGGGAAGATTTCGTCAGGAGTTGTGTGCGTGGTTTGGGGAAGTATACTACACCCATGTCGAGAAGACAAAGGAGGGGTTGGTATACCGATTGAAGACTAAAGCGGATGGTAAGTATACCGCTAAGTCCCGATTAGATGAAGTGATCCGAAGGTCAGGGGGTAAAGGACTGCCTGAACTTTTGGAACCGTCATACGATGTGTTGATGAGTTACGTCAACCCATCTAAAAAATAATGTAACAAATAACAAGGAGAATAACTAATGCCATTACTTGAAAAAGGATCGTTGGATAAAGTTAAAACAGGTAGCGAGCCGATGCCCGAGATGAAGAAAGTAAAGGTCAAGATCGTTCCCCCCACAGAGATCACGAAGAAACGTGAGGTATATGTGGATCCGGATGGGAAGTTCAAGATGCTTAACTTCGGACTTCAGCTTGAGGAGACAGAGTACAAAGGACGTTTCGTAAACTTCTCTGTATTCTATGATGTAACTAAGTCAGCTTATCTTCAATGGAATATGAAGGATGGCGATCGTCCTCTTTCAGTTCAGGAAAAAGAAAAGCAATGGGAAGAGAAAACATATCTTCGTGATATGAAACGTTTCGGTCAGGCGATCGGGATTGACTTCGAGACACAGGATGTAGTTGATTGCTACGGCAAGGAACTACTTGTTGATGTTAAGTTACGTGAAGGTGCTGATGGAGTACTGCGTAATGAAGCAAAGAATCCGAGAGCGGCTAAGTAATTAAACTGCGGGTGTGGTGTATCAGTAACATGCTAGGCTCATAACCTGGAGAATGAGGTGCAAATCCTCCACCCGCTATATTAAATCAGCGAGCCCGTATACCTCAGTTGGTAGAGGGGCTGTTTTGTAAACAGCATGTCGGGAGTTCGATCCTCTCTGCGGGCTCGCTACTATAGAGGAGGAATGGCTGATGTTCATTACGGAAAATACATTGCGTAAAGTACTTGGTATCACATCAGATACTGTTACGTTACAGGCTACAATTAAGCAACTCAAGGATGAGATTGCAGAACTTCAATCCAAACGTAAGATCGAAGAACTCGAACTCAAACATCTTGTTAAGATGAAGGAAGAGAAGCAGGCACTTGAACTTGAGAAGGGTTTAGCTGCACAGCAAAAATCTTTCAATGAAAAAGAAATGGCACTTCAAACTAAGTATCATGATAAGGTCATGAAGGTTATTGAAGACAACGTAGCTAAAAGTCAAGAACTTTATACGGAGATTCTTAATCGTTTGCCGACAGTGACGGTGGATGTTAAGAAGAGATCGTAATGGCTTCGTACTATACGCAAGAGTATGTTTGGGATACGACAAATACTTATAGTGGAACTGTTGCCTTAGGTAATCAAGCTATATGTGTTTATGGTAATTCGTGGAATGCATCTCCTATGTACTATACCAATCA